TTGGGTAAACTTTTGACCATCGTGGACTAACCTCAAATGTATGATAAAATCTTGCACCTTCTGTATAGTCTAACCCTTCGGTTTTAATTTTACTATACTTTATCATTGCAAGGTTCGCTGTCTTTTGCACTTCTTTCCATGCACGTTGATTACGAACTTCATCTGAGTTTCCATCACAGTACCAACTGAATTGACATCTGTGTTTTTTTGGAAATCCACTTGCTGTATGTATTCCCTCATATACCACTTCACATATGGTATTAGGGAATGCAGAGTCATGTACTCTATTCAGAGTTACAAGTGCTACTGCAAATTGTCCTACAAATGGTTCATTTCGAGCTTCAAAATATATGTTCTTTGCAAGACATTCGTGTTGTTTCTCTCTATCTGCCATCATAGTGCTGTACGATTGGTAAGTCCATACATCATTCATGGTAGTGGAACTTCCAACGGAAACCACAGAGGATAGAATAAGAGCAACAGTTATGAACAATTTCTTCATATTACCTTCTTTAATATGATCTTCAATCTTCTTTGGATATAGGTCATCCTAGAAATAATAGTAACCGCAGATCGTTGAACGGCTAAACTCTAAATTATATAAAGGGGAATTTAAGTGAGGGAAGATATTAGGTTATCTTCTACACACATTCCGTTTCGGATTTGCATATCTTTGACTCCCTATAAAAAGATTGTATTATATTTATACACCTTTTAATCTGAAGTTGTCATCCCAATTAAAAGCTTCTGATACTACAGGAATAGATAATCCTTTAATTCCTCCAGCAGAACCTAATTTTTTATCCTTTACTGTACATAAAAGTTTAGCTTCATCTTTATGTAATCCTTCTAACAATCTGATAAACATACGTTCTCTAACTGTTGATTGATGTGTGTTAGCACCCTTTATAAAGTTATAAAGTTTATCACCTTCAGTTCTTAATAACATATGTTCTGTTCCTTCTGGAGCCTCGTTTTCAACATATGGTGGTGTACCTTCTGGTAAATCTGATTCTATATTTGGGTCAAAATTCCACTTTAAAATTTGTCTTAATGCTTGACAATCTTCTTCTTGTAAAATTTTAACTTTATCAGATTTTGTTTTTGCTCTATGTACCCTAGTTAAAATTTCACTTAATAATGGAACTCTAACTTTATGTGCTGGTTTATGAGTTGGATCTGGAAATGCACCTACACTTCCATCACCCCTACTATCAAATTCTACTGGTTGTGCCATATTAAAATTCTCCTATGTCTTGTATTAAATTATTGAGTTTTCTTTCAACAAAAAAGTTCAAAAGTCCACTCCTTTTCCCTTGCGGTTTTTCATTAAATTGTTGTTTAATTTTACCAACTATATCTAATGGAGTATACTGTAGATCAATCAATTTCATATTCCTATGATAATTTCTCAACTGTTCTTCAGTACAAAAATCGGCTGGTTCTTCATCCAACCATGATTCTACTTTTTTCTTAGACAATGGTTTTTGTCTAATTTTATCTACGATACAATTATCAGATGATAGAAAATTAGGAATACCATCTGATGAATCCCCTCGCATGATATGTTCTTTTAAATAATTATATGGATTCTTAGTTGTTACTAATTTCTTGGTGATAGGGCTGTATTGTTTTACGTTTTTATGTACTTGTAGTTGTATAAAATCCTTATCACCAGAAATTATCATTACTTTTTCTGTTCCTGCTTCTCTCGCAAGAACTCCTATAATATCATCAGCTTCTGACTCATCAATCTGTATATACTTGTATGGAAAAAACTCTTTCAGTTCTGATTTGATGGTATCAAGACAACCAAAGATTTGTGTCCAATCCCTTTTATCTGCATCTCGACTAGATTTTCTGGATGCCTTATATTGGGGAAAATGTTCCCTTCTCCATGAATGTCTACCATCACAACATAAAACCAACTCTCCATATTCTTCATAATACTTCGACCTATACATTCTGAGACTGTTCAGAATCATATGTCGAACCATATTAATGTCAACTTCTGATTGTTCTTTACCCATTGACATCATTGTAGATGCCACCATTATTTGGCTCAAATCAATTAATATCATCTGATGTCCATACTGCTTTGATGTCTGGATACCAAACACCTTTAGTTCGTTTCGGTGTACCATCTGCATTATATGCCATGGCTACACATTTCCATTGAGTACGTTTTTCTTCATCATCACCCATGAAATCAGAAATCCAATCCCCTGTTCTAAGATAATGTTCCATAAACCGAATATATGCTTTTGCACTTTCGGCATTAATTTTATCTGCAATGGATTGTTTGGGAGATGCACCTCTCCTGCGGGAATTGGTAAGAAATGAAGATGCCTTTTCCTTGTTATGTTTAATCGCTTTCTTAATAGATTTCAATGACAAGGGGTCATCATCTGGTTTTGCTAATACAGAAGGATATACGTTCTTGTATTCTGCTGTTTTCTTTTTACTTCGTGCAGCTGTTAATTGGTCACGCAGTTGTTGTTTTCGTTCTTCACTCAGTTTCTTTCTCATAATATGCCATCATAAATTTGAGTTACCACAAACTCAATCATCTCTTTTGGATGTAAAGTAAGATCATTGATTTTGATCGGTTCGGGCCCAGTATAAGTAAACCACTTTTCAAAATTTCCACTACCTATATAAAGGTCTTGGACAAATCCATAATCCAAAGCTATAAGATCTGTATAGGAATATTCCTCAGAATCTATTTTAGCAATTTCATGTATGGTTGGTACTGAACCATTATCAATAAGACTTTTTAACTCTTTAAGTCTTTTATTCATTTTCCCTTATAGTATAACATTATAAAAATGAAATGTCAAGTTTTTTCTTCCATTAATGTAGAAAAATATCTGTTCATAATATTGTCGTTGTAATACAACTTCTCGCCATTATCATCAACTTCTTCTAAAACATTATGGTTGAATAACAATTTAGTTTCATTATAATTTACCTGACCTTTCTTTTTCCAAAGACCAAGTATTTCTCTCTTGAATCTGGCTCCCCCAAATTCTTGTACTAAATGTTGAACTTTTTTAGATGAACTGTAATAGGTTTTCCAATCGCTCTCTGAACGAACTCTCTTTCTCTGACCTTTTTTCTTTCGGTTTTGGTAGAAATATTTTCTACCGATATACATTTTTCCATTCTCAAGGTCTGTCAAAAGATAACAAAAACCAAAATAATCTTCTATATCTTCACTTTCAAATGCTACACCATCGTATAGCCAAGGATTCTTGTAACTCATAAATACTCCACTTGTGAATATTTATGTCAGTAATAATCTTCCTCATCTTCCTCATCATTATAATCATCTTCTATATCAATATCTTCTGTACCACAAAAAGGACAAAATCCGATTTCGTATCTTGCGACATTCAAATTATGTTTTAAAGTGAATGTCGCATTGCAATCCTTGCAATCTATTTCTAAATTTTCTGCCATAACTTGCTATTAAATAATTTCACAACTGTCACCAGAACACGCAACTGTTTGGGCTCCTGTAGTATTATCTTCTGCTTCATATTTAGAAAGTTCAGAATAATCAATAATTGGGAAATTTGCAAGCATTTCATCATAAGTTTTTTCGTCAATTTCCTCGTAAGGGGCAAGTTGATAGATGTGGTCATCTTTAGGTAAGAAACTCACCCCCACTAAATCGTCAAAGTTTTCGTAAACAAAGTTACCAACTTCGAGCCATTCATCTGGCTTGACATATATTGTTGCTGATACTGTATGTTCTGTGTAATTGTGTTTTATCTTTAACCATTGTTTTAACTGAGAAATTGCATCAACATCTTTTACCATGACAGAATTTTCTGGTGCTTTTACTGGAAATTCACACACCCATGTCATTGCAGTTTCTTCTGGTTGTCCTACTTCTGGATGAAATTTTACTCCTTGATCTCTCATCATTTTGTATAATGGGTCTGTTGCTGAAATTCTCACCCTTCGTATATAATGTGGTGCAAATCTTGGATGAAAACCAGATGCAGAATTTACCAGAGTTGATACTGTTCCACTAGGTTTTGTGGTTGTAATGGCTACTGATCTGTTTATTTTTAATCTTTCTGCAGCTTCTACGTTTACTCCCACAGAATAGTCTCTAAGAGATTGTAAATTCTCAGGAGTTAATAAATCTGGATTGTCCATTTGTCCTGTCATGGAAACACCTAGAAGTCTTTCTTCTTCTGCATTCTTTTTCCAATCCTCATGCAACTCATCTAAGAGTGCAAAATTAGTTAAAGTACATTGAATTGTTCCAATTAGAGTTGCAACTTTAATTTTCTCCATCAATGTCTCAAGTGTATCTTCGGCTCGTATAACCACTTCTGTAAGGTTACAGAACCCTCTAGGTCGCAATATTATTTCACCGCATGGGTTAGTAGTCCAATCTTGTCTCTTGCGCCTTCTTTTTGGAATTAAACTATTGATAGAATAACGATTAAATATTCCACGTTCTCCTGTACCACTCTCTGCAAGTGCTAACCACTCTTTCATAAACTCTATAGAATTTGGTTTGGAATCGTAAATTGC